TAGTATTACCCACATCGCATTGTCAGACGTACAACCTCCAGTTCGGGGTATCGTCTCCAGTTCTTTTATATTTTATTCCCACTTGTATTCCTATGTGCGTCAGCGCTTACGTTAATAAAGATTCCTTTCTTTCTATTTAAGCTGTTGTTTTCCTTTATATATCATTCATACATCCATTACTATGGCACGCAAGTGTTGGTGCTTTACCCTCAACAACTATACCGATGACGAATACTCAGCCATTATCGGGAGATTACCAGATCTATCTCGATACTATGTCGTCGGAGTTGAGGTCGGAGACTCTGGAACTAAGCACCTACAAGGATACGCATCATTTCGAGTCGCGAAGCGTCTTAATGCTGTTAAGGATATCCTCAGCAATAGGGCTCATTGCGAAGCAGCTCGCGGTTCTGCAGGCCAGAATCGCAAATACTGCACTAAAGACGGAGACTTTGTCGAGGGAGGTGAAGTCCCAAAAACAACAGACAAGGTTACTAGAAATGACCTCGCTAAACAATTCCGTGAGGCATTCGCCGGAGGAATGTCAGGGGTTGCTTCATTCGCCGATGAGCAACCTGGAACTTGGTTCTTCTCAGGACATAACCTGTTACGAAACACTCTCACCCTCATGGCACCAGAACCCAGACCGGACATCTCCGTCCGGTGGATTTACGGGCCCCCTGGGGTAGGTAAATCTCGCAAGGCCCACGAGGAACTTCCTGATGCTTACATTAAAGAACCACGTACTAAGTGGTGGAATGGTTATTATGGGGAGAAGACCTGCATTCTCGACGATTTTGGGCCTGGTGGAATTGATATTAATCATTTACTTAGATGGTTTGATCGTTATAAGTGTCTTGTTGAAAACAAGGGTGGCATGGTGCCATTACTTGTCAGTACTTTTATTGTTACTAGTAATTTTCATCCTAATCAGATTTTTAAATTTGGTGAGGAAACTCACCCGCAACTTCCCGCTCTTGAGCGTAGGATTACGCTCGAAGAGATGGAGTAATGTATCAGTACTTATCATTCAATAAATAACTATTTCTAATATTCGCTTGTTTGAGAGGCACGTGCGTGACTCGAGTCAATACACATCATTAATTAACTGGGACCCGCGTAGCCCGGGTCCGGATGGCTTGCGCAGCAAGCATAACAGGCCTTACTAATAATCCTGGGCGCAGCCCAGGTTCATGGGCCGCGCAGCGGTCATATGCTATAAATAGACCCCGTAGGGATTACTTGTTATTCAATTGAACCCAAAGCCCTCTATGGCTAGGACCCATCAAACTAGAAAACGTTCTCGTCCTTTCGTTAAGTCTCGTCGTCGTGTTCGACGTCGAACTTTCAAACGGCGTAGACGTAATGCAATCGTTACCACTAGCAGATTACTTAGTGCTTCTAATCCTTTCGGTTATCGAGGTCGCCGTTTATCGAAGAAGCGTTATCGTTCCGCTCTATGGCGTGATACTCTTTTCAAGACTCACTATCGTTCAATCCGGTCGCAGTCTATTGCCCTTCCGATTCCTAATTCAAACTCCGGTGAGACTGTTACTTTTCTTCAATGTTTTGATACTACTGATGTTACTACGTTTTGGAAGACATTAGGAGGCCTTGAACAGGCAAACTTTAGTACTGGTGTTCCTTGGGATGCTGGTACTACTAATCCTGAGTCAATTACTATTAGAGGCGGACGTTTGTGGATTTCTGCTAATAACCGATCCGGTCAGAGTGAGTCGCCACGTATTCGGTTTCAACTGGTGTTTCTAAAAGGAGCGCTTCGTAACAGCCCCGACACTGGACAAAGTAACTCCGCATGGGATTACTTGACATCCGTTGTTGCTGGTATTAAGCCCATTGGATGGGACGTCACGAACGCACCAGATTACTCCATGTACTGCCATCCACCTGTTCTTTCTAAGTCGTTTGATTTTAGAGCAGACGATACTTGTGACATATTTTGGAAGATAAAACCTGTGAAGATAGATACTGCCGCATTTACTAGAGGGGGTGGATGGTTTCCTGTTTGGTTTGTTACTATGTCTACGCATTTTGATGCAAGCACCGGTTCAGATGATTTCAAGATTCAACTTGGGCATAACTTGTCGTTCGCCGCTTCGGATCTTAGTTCTTAATATTTTATTAGTGTATGCGCGATGTGGTA